TCTGTATGCCAATAACTTTCTGTCCCTTGGCTTTATTCACCATCCATGCGTATATATTTTGCTGTGCTGCCCATTCAAATTTGTCCTGACGTAATGCCCACGCACTGGTGAATTTGTAGTCAGTGATAATGATTCCCTCTGGTGTAACCTTTTGAATATCGATCGCACCAGATAGCGTGACACCATCTACCTCTACGTATAATCTTTCTTCAGTGATGCAGTCATCAGCTTGACCACGTTCAGCAACCACATGCAAAGCACTGCCAAGCAATTGCCATAACATGTCAGATACGTCAGACTCCATCTCATCCCAGTGCTTACGACGTAGTCGTTGTACTCGTGGTGGGGAAATGATTTCTGTAACAGAGAAGTCAGCCTTACCTTTTGTATAGGTATCGTTATTAGCTAACGCAACCAAGGTATCTGGTACATTAAATTTATTTGTGATTTTCATATAGCCTCCTAAGAACATGAATGATACCAATAGTGCGAACACAGAGCAAGCAATATTCTTAAATATTTTAGGTGAGCCTGCATCCAAAGCTAACTCAAGGAAGATGGTTTACATAAGAGGCAAGCCGATGTTTATTAAATCGGAGAAGGCGTTGTCGTATTGCGATGCGTTTAAACGCCAAGCAAAGTCCCAGGGGAATCTTCTTGAAGGTGATGTCATTGTGCATATCACTATTTACTATGCTTCACGTAGACCAGACTTAGATGAAAGTTTGATATTAGATTTATTGCAAGGTGTTGCTTATGAGAATGACAGACAAGTCAAAGAGAAACATATCTATTGGGGATTGGATAAAGAAAATCCACGTTGCGAAATCAAGGTAGAAAAAAAGGGAACCAACTAAGACTAGAAGGTTCCCTTTCACACTGGGGAGTGTGATCCTTGTGCGGAGGCTAATCACGACTTGGATAAACAGATTTTGCACTGCTATGCGAACAGTGTCAAGCGTTCGCACTTTGTTCTCGATTGTTTTTTTTCTTAGATAGTTTAATGTTCATGTGTCTGCTCTTTCTCTCTCCATTTCGGGGGCAGACTCCTTCTGGTTCGGGGCAGGTGTTTAAACGCTTGCCCCTTTTTTATTTTAATGTTTTTTTATTTTGTGCTTGCGTTGTTCGTGTTTGATTGATTAAACTGATTGCCTGTTTGCGTGACGGTCACAACGGTGGGCGCAAAATGTGAATACTCCAACCACGGGATAGTTCTGAAATGGGAGATAGGGTGGCGAAGACAGCTCCCTTGAACGAAAAGGCTGTCGGGTCAACCGGCTCCAATTGGGCAGGCTTGTGAAGGCAAACCTAGGATAAGGCTAGGTCTGCCCTCACCAAGAGGGCAGAAAAGGCTAAGTATAACTATGGCTACTAAACGTAACTATAAACACGAATATCAATTACAAAAGCAAAGAGGTGACGTTGAAGGTTTTCTTGAACGTCAAAAAGCTAGAAGACTCTATGATAAAAAAGGAATTGATCGAGCAGGTAAAGACATCGATCATGTTAAGCCAATAAGAAAAGGAGGCAAGACCACAGTAGGTAATCTAAGACTAAGAGATAAATCAAAAAACAAAGGCGATAACAAGTAACACTAACAATTGGAGGCTAATCAATTGAACGAAGTTCAAGCATTCGTATCTGCGCTGCAAGTTCAAGATAGTGAACGTGTAGCGTGTCCAAGCTGCTCCCCTCAGCGTAAAAAATTTAAACTCAAAGAGATGGTAGTCACACGTACTAATGATGCGTGGGTATACCTATGTCATCACTGCGGTGAGAGTGGGAGCGTTCTTTTCAAACAAAACAGTAAACCTGTGGAGATAAAATTGTCTGCCGTACCAAACAAACAAATCACTCAATCTGCGCTTGGTGAGGCGCATTACAAGTTCCTACAGACAAGGGGCATATCAAAGGAGACAGCGGACAAAGCCAAATTATTTTCCGCCAGCAAATACTTTCACCGTTTAAACAAGGAGGCAGAAGCAATAGGCTTCCCGTACTTCCGAGGTGGCGCACTGACTGCTGCCAAGTATCGATGCATTGAAGACAAGGACTTTACACAGGACGCAGGTGGTGCGCATGATTTCTTCATGATTGACTTGGTCGATCCCTCTAAGCCTATAGTGATAGTCGAAGGTGAGATCGATGCGCTGACAGGTATGGAGTGCGGTATAGAAAACATCGTGTCCGTTCCTGCGGGTGCGCCAATGAAGGTGGTCGATGGCAAGGTCACTGCCAGTGAAGACAAGAAGTTTGCTTTTGTATGGAATGCATTCGAGATACTTTCCAAAGCTCCACACATTGTTATAGCAACTGACAATGACTCAGCGGGTCAAGCACTAGCAGAGGAATTGTCTCGCAGGATAGGTAAACATAAGTGCCGCTTGACTCAGTTCGATCGTAAAGATTTAAACGAAGTCTTACTGAACGATGGGGCAGATGAAGTTAGGCGCATCATCGATGCAGCCGAACCTTATCCAGTCGAAGGCTTATCTTCAGCCAGCAAGTTTGAAGAGCGTTTAAACGATCTGTGGACTAAAGGCACGGGTAAGGGGTTCAGCACTGGCTATTCAAACGTAGACCAAATCTATACGGTGGCAGCAGGACAACTCACCGTAGTCACTGGCTACCCAAGCATGGGTAAGTCCAACTTTGTGGATCAGCTCATGGTCAACTTGGCTAGGCAGCACGATTGGAAGTTCGCCCTCTGCTCGTTTGAGAATCAGCCAGAGGTACACATCTCCCGACTCATGGAAATCTACAGCAACAAGCGGTTCTTTGACGGCACCTACAGGATGACCGAGGAAGAAAAGAATAAGTCGTTTACATGGGTCAAGGATCACTTCCTGTTTATGGACTCAGAGAATGTCGAACCTGCAACCATTGATAGCATTTTGGAAAGAGCGCAAGCAGCGGTGGCTCGGATGGGTATACGTGGGATGGTGATTGATCCATACAACTACATCGACATGCGCAACTCAAAGGACTCTGAGACCGCAGCGATTAGTGACATGCTGACTCGTGTACAAGCCTTTGCCAAGGCTTTTGGGGTGCATGTATGGTTCGTAGCTCACCCAAGCAAAGTAACACGCTCAGGAAGCGATCTGCCTCGCCCAGATGGTATGGCTATCGCAGGGTCAATGGCATGGTGGGCTAAGGCTGACTGCGGTATCACTGTCCATCGAGGCAAGGAAGACGTAGAGATAGCAGTTTGGAAATGCCGATACCGTTGGGTCGGGACACAGGGTGAGACAAGGGTTGCCTACAATAAAATCACAGGCACGTATGAAGAAATTCAGGACGACTTCTAAGCGTTTAAACGGAGAGAGAGTTAAGGGATGAGAAGAATAAATTTATCGGATGCGGAGCTATTTATCTGCCGCACTCTTGGGGTCATGCGTAGATCAGAAGCTATGCACAAGGTGGTTGATCAGCAGGTGGGGAAGGATGACACTTGGTCGATTGATATTGATGGGATGGTGGCTGAGTATTGTGTAGCCAAGATGTTGAATCTCTGCCCCGACTTAACGATCGGGGTGCGTAATGGTGGGACTGACTTGATCAGCAGGAAGGGTAAGACGATCGATGTCAAATCAACTAGACGCAAGGACGGTAGACTCCTTGCTACATTGAAGAAGGCTGATGCGCCTTGTGACATGTACATCCTAGCGATAGTGGATGACAAGGGTGCTGATGTGGTGGGATGGGCAGCAAAGGAACACTTGTTCCATGATGCAAACCAGATGGACTTAGGTCATGGGGTTGGTTATGCGTTAGATCAGTCGCAGCTCAAACAGTTCAACGTTTAAACGCAGCGTGGTCAAAAGCGTTTTTTAAAAAATTTTAAATTTTAAAGAATCTTATAACTCTTTGTTTTAATTAACTTATTTTTAAAATTAAAATAGTTTTCTTCCGTTAATAGAGAGCCTCTGTAGGGGGTAGAAATTTGATAACGAAATACGTTTAAACGCAGAGGCAAAATCATGGCGAAAAAAAACCCCGCTCAAATTGGCGGGGTTAGTCCTTACTGCGGATAAGTATCTTTTTCTGGTTCGCTGCTCCAAGCCGCCTTAGTTTCACGCTTTGGTACGAAAATGCAGCGTGTCGGGAATCTGACGTAATAGTTTTCTTTTCCCTCAGCTAAGACTATGCCAATCGCATTCTGATAGACGATGCGTTTAACTTCTTCTTGTTCACTCATACTGCCTCCTATAACCAAGAATCTTTCTCACCACGATTACCTTTCTTCCATTGATTACGCAGATCGTCTTCGATCCGTTTGATCATTGCCTCCCCTCGTTTACCTCTACGGAGAGCAGCCAAGTAAGCGTGACCTTTTTTAGGGTCTTTGTCAAACCAGTGCAAGACACACCTAACCTCGCACTGGTGACGGTACTCTTCACTCGTCATCTTTAAGAACCTTGGAGATGATGACAGCGAACACTAGAGATGCAAGAGATATGCCGAAACATATCCCACTGCAAATCAAAATCACTTCGAATAAAAGCGAGCTTTCCATCCATCTACCTCCCCTCTTCTATATGGACTCATACTCATACGAGCAATGCAAATTTTGCATACCCAACGTTTGATCTTACCAACTTTCCATTCACCGCCTTCAACTGGTTTATCCAACTGGCATGCGGTACAAAAACGTTTATCCGAATCTGTCATAAATTCCATTTCCTATGATTACAAAGAACGCTACCCAAAACGCAGCTAGTGCGACATTTACAATAAGATCACCTAGATGTTTCATTTTGCCCCCTTGCGTTTATTGGTCTCTTCAATTCTCCAACGTACTAACACCTCATGCGGCACATCTAATGCGATTGCCAACTGGTGTAGCTTGTCACCCTTTGGTAGTGACTCGCCACGCTCCCAAGCACCTATGCTGCTTGTGTTTGCATTGATGTCAGCACTCAACTCTCGTTGTGATAAACCTTTGATAGTTCGCAACATGATGAGACGCTGTTTAAACGGATACTTCTCTAGTTCTTGGATGTCAATCATACTGTTTCACCTTTCAATGCACTACGTAAAAAATTAGCTACTGACTCAGCGTCCACCTGCTCACCACTGGCTATGCGATCTAATGCGATCAATGCCAACTCTGCCGCCTCTTCAACTGCTTGCAACAACTTGTCGGACTCGTACTCTACGGCCTCGCAAAAATTGATTAAGCCTGTGTGATCAAACGTGATGTATTCAGTTCTGTTTTCAAACGACACATCGCCATGCAACTCAGCTTCTTTGATTAATTGGTTTGTGTTCATAAAGCCCCCTTAGTTTAACGGTCTCTCTTCTTTCGACTAGTATCAAACCTCTTCCCATCCTAAAGCGGAAAGAGGCAACCATGTGAACCTACGACTATCATCTGTTGTCTTCAAGCATACCCACTCACCGTCATAGTGGATGAGTGAGTAGCTCTTGCCGTC